ATAGTTGGCGTAACTCATTGTAATTAACTTGCCATCAGAGGTTACACCAATCCAAGTCGGTGCGTCACTATCGCATAGACAGCCGACTGTTCTTCTCGGATCTGGCTCAAAAGCGTGACCGCAGTTGAGGCACTTAACTTTCATCTGATTACAGTTCTGCGCCTTGAGACATAGCGATTCGCATACGATCAACCATCTGCTTATACATCGCCAACTCTTGAACTGCTTTAGCGTAAGCCTCGCTTAATGTTTCTTTTTCAGCCTTCAAAGAATCACGATCTTCTCGCATATGGTCAAGCGCAACTTGCATATCGTCTGTTCGTGCTTGCCAATGTTGTAGTTCGGCGTTCAAACTTTCGCTCATTTTTTAGTTCTCCGTTTCTTGATCTCTGCTTCTAACGCTTCAACTGTTGCTATTAGTTCTTCGGCTTCCATCTGCCCAACACTTAGCCTTCTTAAAAATGCTACCGCATTTTGTAGATCTTTTAAGGTCATAACTCGCTTCGCTTTCTCTCTCAAATAAAAATAAGTTCTCGTGCCAGCCAACCCTATTAGGGAACAAGCCACCGCTCAAGAGGGGATAAAAGCGATGATTGGCTGACACGAGAACACTTTGAGCCTATCGGCTGCGATTCGTATATGTCCTTCGTGGTCGTTTGTAACTGCGCTCGTAAGACAAGGTGCTGAAGGCTCTTAAAGCCACGCTAAGCAGTAGCCCGATGATTATGCCGTAGCCAACCCAGCCTGCCGAAGTTGATTCGGTTTCAGATGGCAAAACCATCATCAACAGAAGTAGCCCGATGCCTGTAAGTGAAAAGAATAACGATTGCTGTGGTCTCATTTGATTTCCCCTATCTCATCTATGTTGTAGTTGATTTTCTCTACTTTGCAAAGATGCACTCTTTCTTCGTTGAGTGTCATCATTGATTTCAAGAACTCTTGTGCGCCTGTCTGGATATCTTCGCCCGATGCTGCGAGGCTTAGAAGGTTCATTAACCAACTGAGCGCACCTGCTTCGTCAAAGCCTGCGTCTGCTTCGTCATCTGACCAGTCTTGCATCGCTACTACAAGCCTGATTTCAAACAGTGCCGTATCGCCACTAGAAATCAGTTCTATGTGATCTAGTGAGTGTTTAGTGATTTTCATTTTGTCTCCTCTGTTTTGATTAGTTTTTTGACTGCTGATATCGCTTGCGCTTTTGAAGTGTATTGGCAGAACTCGCCAACTGTTTCAACTCTTAGACCGCCTTCATACTTTCTGATCGTATAGAAGCGTGGGTTGCTATCTCGGTAATGATCACGCTCGCTTGTGATGAAGTAACAGCCACCATAGATCTCGCTATGGATTCGGCTGCTAAAGAACCTCAGCGTGGCTTTGCTGAAAAAGTGTGAACCTGCTCTTTCTGCTTCGCTGATGATCTGGTTAATACTTGTGTATTTTTTTGTGTTTGTTGTATTCATTTCTGTTCCTCCTCTTGGTTGATCTGATTAGAAACTTGGGTCAAAATACTGGTGAGTGCTGTTCAAATAAAGAAATCCGCTTCGTGTTCCTTTGCTGCGGTAATGTCCATCTGAACAAAGCGTAAAGATGTGTCGTAGTTGTGGATTCGGTCTTTCGTATTCTTCTTCAATGAAAGCAAGTGTCTTTTGAAGCACATTGTTGATATGTGCCAAACGAATACTTTGTGGAGTTGCCAACCAATTCTCATATGAAAGACCACCTAAAACATCATCAGCGTTAAGGGTTTCTATCGTCTTACCATTTCGTGTGATTCGCATAATGATTTGATGGTATGAATCAGAACCGATTGAATACGAGACTGACATTCCAACTTCTGGTTTAACTTGCTTTATTATTTGCATTTTTGAGTCCTCCTCTTGAACTTGTTTTGTTTGTTAATCGGTAAGAATACCTTGTGGGTGTTCAGGGCTTGAACCTGAAAGCCTGCCAGCCACCCGATCTTGCTACTTATTGAAGTCAATTAGTGAACTAATTTGATTGTAGAGTTTGCCGATTTGATCGGTATTAAGACCAGCGATCCAGCAGAGAGTATGAATCTCGTCTTGAAGCCCTTGAGCCGTTGCCGTGTTGCGGTAGAAGTTATCTGTCTGAACAAAACCAGCGTGAATGCTGCGGTTCGTTTGAACAAGTTGTTTGTGTTCTTCGCAAACCCGAATCAATGAATTAAGCGAATCATTGATATCTTTTCTTGCATCTGCCCAACGAATTATTGCGTTGAAAAGTTTTGCTGCTGTTTTGCTTTCTGCTGTAACTTCTTCGGATTCAATCCCTGCAAGAACTTGTCTTGCAAGGCTATAAGTGCTTTCGTGTTCTCCTGAAACTAGGTTCAGAATGTTTGTTTTTAACTGTTCCATTTCTAAGTCCTCCTCTTGAACTTTCAGGCTCTTTACCTGATATGTCAATCTTAAAGTGCCTAAACGGAATCACCCAACTATTAAACCCTCTAAAACCCTTATTTTATAAGGCTTTCAAAAGATTTCTAAAAAAAGTTTGAAAATTAACAGCCTAACCACGCAGACCAACCGCACTTCCCTTGAGCCCTGTCGTAACGAATTAAAGCCTGCGCAGCGTCAATCGTTACAGCGACATCAAACAAATCTGCTGGAATAAGATCCCGATTCAAAACAGTTTGAAGATATCCGTTCGGATAATAAGTAGTGCGCTGAATCCAAAACAAATTGATTTGAAACAAACCTAACGAACCTTTAACACCTTGCACCGTGTTCGGGTCATTCTTGTTATGCGCTGTAGCGATACAGCGAGACTCTCGCCAAACAATCTGATCCGCTTTAATAACATCTTTCTCAAGCCAACCAGCGTCACGCAAACGATTCCATAGGTCAGGACACTTAGCCCACTCAGGAACAGTGCGTTTGACATCTACTACAAAATCAAAAGGGTGCTGCCTCATTTGCAATTGCTTAACTCCTTGAGGTGCGCTTGCAGCGTCAGCAACACCAGCAAAACCAACAACGCTTACAATAAACACAATAAATAATTTTTTCACATTAACTCCAATCACCTTGTCCTCCTTCTGAACTTGGTTATAGGTTTTTAGTTTTCTTTGTTCTGTCCTTGACAGGTCGTGGCGTGTTCGCTCATCGTTCGCCTCAGTCGGCGTATGTCTCAACCCTAGCATTGTTGTTGCTGACTTTGAAATATATATATATGTTTAAGTTTCAACTAACTTGACACAGTTTGAATGACCCCTATCGCTCTGCCTCACTGCGATTCCCAAACAAATTATTCGCCTCACACCGTAATTACTTACAGCGTGATCTACCCTCGTTGCCGAGTGTTACCAACTACCGTGCGAATGGTTTAGGTCTGTATGTTTATTCTTCTCGTTTTCGTTTCTTACTTCTTTACGCTTTGCCGAACTCCCGACACTTGCAAGGCACAACATAGGTGTATGTGCGCTCTAAAACTGTTTTAGTAAAGCCTTCACAAATCAATTCTTTAGTATTGAAGTTCCATCGCTTGCCGTTATCCCAGCCGTTGCCATCGCAGATCTCGCAAACAACAACTGTCCGATCTGTCGCTGGTTTACGAAGCAACGCAAACGCTCTGTGAACTTCTTTAAGGCTCGGAAACTTATCGTAATGCTCCATAATTAGTGGCACGACTTTTCGTGCGTCATCAACATCTTGTAACAAAAGAAAATCATCTCCTGTCCAAGCATTCTTTACCGTGTTACGAGGAATCTGACTCGTAGGCAACACACCGCAAATCCGATCTATAAAGCCTTCTATCTGTGCTGGTGTCATTTTGCCTCCTCTTTCAAGTCTCTGAATATAGCCCACTGAATATCAACCGAGACAAATCCTTTATTTTGCGAGTGTTCAGCGTCTCTATACACCATCTACTGCTTTCTGACGCTTAAGCAAATGTGCTACAAGATCATCAAATGAAATCAGTAAATCCTTAGAAGCACTATAAAAAAGTTCGTTAATTTGTCGCTGCTTATCAAACGCCTGAACTTTACGCCAATGACTCTTTGACTTAGGTGAAACACAAACTAATCCTCTTGTTTTCTGCGATACAAACACATAAGCCAAAGGCTCAACTATTTTGTTGTCAAAACTAGAAACCGTATCTACAAACAAACTTTGATAAGGATAATTCAAATAATCACTCGTAAAATCTCTGCTAGATGATTTAACTTCTAACGGTTTATAGTTCCAGTTAAAAACAATGTCCTGCTCGTGTTTGGTCATATGTTCTCGTTCGGCAGTCGTTGTAGCGATCTGAATATCTGGCGCAAAACATCTAATGCCTTTACTTTGTAAAATATCGGCAACATATTTTGACCAGTAACCACCTTGCTTAAATGCTGTTACATAATCAAAAGTCATTACTGTCCGCCTTCGTAGTATTCGTGCATCGCAGGTCGCACTAATTCCTCCCAAGTGCTAAGCCTGACCATCACTAAACCTTCGCTGCCCCAATCGTCAGGCATCAAAATCGCCCGTGTAGGTTTACGCCTAGAACCGTAATCAGCCTCGTTAGAGCGCACCTGAGCCTCTATACGAAGCCACGCCGTAACAGCAGCCCCGATCTGCTTACCTGCTTTAACCTCGTTAGCGAACAGAACATCTTGCCAGCGTTCCTCGTTACCGTCACCGAACTTATGCGATGGTGCTACACCAAGACGCTTACGAGCAACACGCTGCTTGTTTAATCCTTTCGTGCGAGATCTTTTCCCTCGTGCTGTCGGATCAGCGCAACCTTTTACACGCCTGCTGCCATCTCGTGAAGGTCTGCCGAGAGTGCCAAACTTCGGACAATCAGGCAGTTTGCATTTATCACGATTGCCTTGACAATCGCCCTTGCGTTCCTCAATCCTCATCAGCGTCATCTATCTTCTCACCACAAAATGGTTTTCGTGGCAGAACACGCTTAACTAAACAAGCACAAAGTTTGGCGTTCATTTAACCATCTCCTTTAACTCTCTACGCAACTTCGCTCGCTGAGGCGGTGTCATACCACCAAAAACACCCCAACGATCATCAGTGTCCTCTAACACAATAACCATATCTAAACATTCTTGACGCACCGAACAATTAGCGCAGATCGCTAACGCTTCATCGTAACGATGCTCATTCAAAGTCCTATGATCGGGGAAGAATACGCTACCTTTCTTCCCACGACACGCTGCACTCTCAGACCAATGTTCACGACTCACTAAAAAACCTCGCAATCAAATCGTTTATCTCACCGAACTTAAAGATCGCTTCACGCAGATCATCAAGCGACTGTCTATCTGTGCCGTCAAAGACTACGACTCTGCGAGCGCAATCAATGACGACACCGATAGCGAACTCATACGCCATCTGTAATTCTTCAGAAGGGTTCTTCATTGGTTTTCTTCTGGCGCATACCCATCAAATGTTTGATTAGGTCAGAACCTTCTTTAGTTGTAAGCGTGTTTAGATTCGTTTTGTCAAATAGTTGCTTCAAGATCGCACCGATATCTCCATCAGCAACTTCTTTCGCCAATGATGACACTAAACCTTTCTGCTTGTCTGATATCAGGCTGCCGATCTTCGCCGTAGATTTCTGCGGTGTAGAGAACGCCTGTTCTATTTGCTCGTCACTCAACGCTTCCTGAGGGCTGCTTTTTGGCTGAACATTGGCTGGGTGCGCCTGTTTGCTCTTTTCAACCTCAACTTGGCTCATCGGATAACTCGTATAAACACTGCTGACATTGTTGCGTGGTGCTTCCCAATCTTGTTTAGACCAAAGCGACAAGCAGATGCCGAAGCGCATCGCTGCGTTTCGCAGAAAGTCGCCGACAAGTTCCTTGTCAAGATCAGGCTTATCTGAACGAACCGAACCGACACCGACAAGCGACTTGCCTAACAAGGTGAGTGTCGCCCACATTGTTGCGACACCGTTTGTTTCGTGTATTGCTGGTCTGCCATCTACCCAAGCGACAGGTTGCCAGTTCCACATCGGATCAATCTCAATCAATATGCGAGTAATCTCTGCGTGACTAACATACGCAAGATTGATTCCGTTGCGTGGAATCGTTCCTACGATCTTCGGATCTGGAGTGGCATATTGTTCCAGCACCGCTTTTAACATTACTGCTTCCGTTTCATTACTCATTTCTTTACCTTCTCTCTGTGTGTTCTCATCACACGATATGGATTACCTTGCTTCTCATATTGCTTAACTAACTCTGGGTGCGCTTCACGCAACGCTTTAGTATCCAACGAAGTCTTGCCATCTTGCTGCTTCCACGATACGACCCGTTGCCCGTGCAACAAACCGATTTCATTCCCAAGCAGCATTCGTGCAAGTTCATCTTTCGCTTTTGCTTCCTGCTCTGCTGCCTGCTTCGCCAACGCCCGTGCTTCCTCTAACTGAAGCACCCACTCGCCTGCACCGTTCGGCAAATCAATTGTTGTCGGTGCTACCTGAAAGATTCGGGCAATATCATCAGCCGAAAAATTATTGATCTCATCTAACGGTGCGCTATTTGTATCAACCCACTCGCCAAACACTTCGGCTTCTAAACGAAGGCTATCAATCGCTGCAGCGTTCTCTGGTAATTCAACTACGCTGATTCGCAAATCACGATCAAGCACACTAAACCAAACAGGGCATTGCAACACAGCCTGTTGCGCCCAACCTTGCCACAACCATTCAGCAGGAAGATCTGAAGAGTCGTGAATTGAATAGCGTGTAGTTGTCTTTGCCTCAACAATTAACTCTGGCTGAATCGTGTTATCTACACCGTCAAGCGATACCGATAACCTGCCATCACGATAAATAGTGTTCGGAGTAAAAAACGCAAAACCTAATTCGTGCGATGCTGCTTCAAGTAAAGGTTTCTCTAATAGATTGCCACGCCGAAATATCGCTGACTCTGCCTGCTCTTGAGGCTCGTTTAGTTTGTCTGCGAACAACTCTGCTCTCGTCTTGTAAGGCGAAGCGTTCATCAGCGCAGGGATATCGGAAGCCCCGAATACACACTTGCCTTCATCATCTCGCCATCTAGTTAGTAGCCATTCTTTGCTTCCGTGTTTTGGTTTCGGTATTCTCTCCATCTCTATCCTTCTTTCGTTATTGGTTTATGTTGATCTGATTATTACTTAAGGGTGTTATACGGTTGTTTGTGAATCGTTAAAGCCTTCAAGCATTGCGATATCGCTAATTAAAATATCGGTTTCATCTAACCGATCTTTAACTTCGTTCCATCTCTCAATCGTCATCATCGTTTCAGTTAAGCCGATAATCGTTCCCTCATATTCTTTCTCATCTTTCGTAGTAATGAGAAAGTAATCACCGATCTTTATTTGTTGATGTTTCATTATGCTTTCCCTGTTCCGTCACATTTGAAACAAACCGAACCAGTAGCGATCCAATTATCAGAACGACCTTGCCCGCCGCAACGGGTGCATTTACCGTCAGCCCTTAATTTCTTG